AGGTACCTGCCCAAACTTTACTATCTTCCAACAGATTGGCAACAAGGAAATTGATGTAATCATCCTTAATTGGATGTTTACGGGATAACTTGTAGAAATGGAATTTATCCTTACGATTTTCAAATGTAACAACGCTAATGTTACTTTTCCCATTATACTTTAGATAGTCATAAGATTTTTGGGTAAAATGTAACTTCAATCCATTGTATATAGAAAAGGCTTCATAACCTGTCATCATATTGGTAATCGTGGACTTTTATTCTTCAATAAATTAAATTCAATTGCATTACATTCAATCTTGCCTTTAAGGTTGGCGTTAATTAATGTTGATGCTACCTCAATTTCTAAACCAGTCTTTCTACAGTATTCAACGATAGCCTCAATGTAATTGTAATCGGTCTCAGCAACCAATTTTTCAATCTCTTTTGCAAACTTCATCATTTCATCTTTCGTTGGCATTGTTTCTTTCCTTTAATTGTTTACGACATTCATCCGCAACTTTAGCAGGAACATCAGGATGCCATCCACCAATTAGTTGACGGCAATCGACTTTATATGGAATCTCTTTTATCAAGAGATAGTGATAATAGATTCCACCCGCAAATCCTACCAATGCTAAAGCGAACAAAACATCACTTAACAATTGTTTCATATAAGGACTCAAATTGTTCATGCGTAGCAACTTCTTCATCATAGTTTTGCTTATGATAAACTTTGACTAGTTTGCTAACCAAACGCTTAGGTAATTGCAGGTCTTTTGCAATGGCAGCTACAGACTCTTTGATGTAGTCCTTTTCGCCTTCCATTCGTGTCATTGAACCAGAACATTCTTTGAGAACATCCAACAATTTCTTTTGGTCTGCTGGATTAGAAATCTGGTTAACACTCAATTGTACTACAGCCATAATATAACTCCTGTTTAACGATAAAAAATATGTCGACCTATTTGTGTAGTCTTTTGCCTATTCCAACGTGGATTGACATAATCGGCATGGAAAAACAACGCACCCTTAGTAACATCTTCCATATGATGATGTTTATAATAGAATGCCATTGCATAGTCCAATATCTCATTGTACAACTCATGTGCAGGTGTTGTCAAGTGTTTTCTGCTTGCAACCCATGAAAACTGATAAATTTTGCCTGTTTTCTGGTAAACAACGTCACATATATTCGTAGGAAACAATCCTGAATTAACACGGTTCATTGTTACCATTGCAACGGCCAACCATCCTAGTTTTGGTTCACCTCTGGATTCATAGTAAATGTTTTTAGCTAAACATTCAATTTCTATCTTATCTTTATGATCCAGATTTACAAATTGGACTTCTTGTATTGGTAATTGTTCACCAGTAATTGTATTTCTTAATGAAACGGGATAAGCAACTGTATCATTATGAACTGTGCTTGTGTACCCGAAAAATATAATTAACATGAAACATAATGATATCACAGGTGTAATAGTTCTGTGTAGCATATTTTTCTCCTTGTTAAATGGCGCAAACGAAGCCGCCAAGTGTCCATCGAGAATTAGTTTACTGCGTGGGATTAAGTGAGAGGAGGCATTGGGACCTGTCGAGGTGGATGCCTATTGAATAATTCTGATGGAGATTGAGTACCAGATAAACTGGTACCTTATTTAGTCCCAAAGTGCTTCATAATACTTACCAAACAGGCGAAAACCATTTTCCTTGCGTTTTTGCCATGCTTTCAAACCAACCCAATCAACTTTGACTTTACTTTGATATGTGCCATCTTCATCCCAAGGGAACTTTTCATCATCACATTCTGAGTGGTCAAAAAATCTACCTTCGGCATCATCATCAGCTTTCTGTTCAAAAGCCCAAATCATTTCATCAAGAACCCATTCCCATCTAATGTGGAGGTGAGCCCATTCATCTTCATAGGCCTCAGTTTCTTTGTAGAAATCAAAAACTGATTGTGAATCATATTCTGCCGTACCTGAGGCTCTCAGATGTTCTGGAACATCTTCAAGGTCAACAAACGGTGAACCATGTTTGGTTTCCCGAAGCTGTTTCAACATTGGTAGAATGATTGGTGCTAAGGTGCTATCCATACCCCAAGTATCCCAATAATCAATCTTCACATAGTCGATTTTTGGATGTACCTTGTCTAAGACTTTTCGTAGACCCTCACAGATTGGATGCAGGCGGTCAGACCACTTATCAATAAGTGGTTCTTTATAATCAATCTCACGCCAGAAGAATACTTTCTCCAGAATGGTGTAAGGACTTAACCAATGGCTTCGGTATTTGTTGGTGTATATTTTCACAGAATCATATATCCAAATAAAATCAAAACTACAATCAATTGTGCTATACTATGTTTCACGATTTGTTTCATAAAAACTTCTTCTGAACAATATTCTCGTGGTTTAAAATTTTTCATAATATACTCCCTAAATTCGTGGTGGGTATAAGGAAACCCACCGAACCTAATAATTTATTTTGGATCAATAAATTTATAAAGTTTGTTTGCTTTTTCTAGAATCTTTGCTTCTGTTGGAAAATCAGGAAATCCAGGATGATTAGGTGGAATAGTATTACTTTCCCGAGCGGTGGCAACCTGTGTGTGAAAATTTTCATCTATCACCTGTCGGTTACCATAATATTCATCATTAAGCATTCCTGCGGCCATCTTCAAAACTTCTAAACGTATTTCATATGGATTTAAACTCATTTTAATTCTCCTGTGTGTAACTGCTGTGTGTAAAGTGGTTGGTTATTCTGTTACGAGGAAACCAACCGAAACCCTAAGCAGTTATTAGGCTGCTAATGCGTATGAGTTATCATTTGCATTTATTGGTTTTTTACTTTTTACGACTATCTGTGTCGAGTTGTCCATTCCGTTACTCTTTGCCCAATCGAAACCTGGTCTTCCCCATCAGAAGCATTCTGTATCACACACCCTTGTGACTTCAGCCTTACGGTAGGATTTTATAGTTAGTTCCGGACTTCACTATAAAACACAAAATGCTTTTGGTGGAGAAGGAGGGAATCGAACCCTCGTCTTGAACACTTTTCTCTTTACTTCATACAACTATACAACCATTATATATCACTTCGCAATTTTAGTCAAGGGTGAATTCGCTAAAAACGACAGTAATGCGGTACGGTACATATACTTTTGCCTAACAAAGATTTGTGGTTGCCCACCCTCTACTGCAATGGCAACAACCAAAGTATCAATTCTCTTATTGGTTAATTCCTCAAACATTTCAGCATAAGCCGTACATTGAAAGAAATAGTTTAGAATATTCTCTTCCAACTTTTCCTTTGATGATGACTTATAATCTATGATTGATAATCTATGGTTCCATTCTGCAATCGTATCAACACGACCAGCAATTCTCAGTTTATCAGAATACAATGGTTGTTCGATTGCATAGATTTTACCAATATTTTTATCCAATTCAGGACGTAATTGAAAAAACAACTCTTTAATATTTGGCATCATATTGCGAATTTTTAAATCACTCATTTCATTGAGCAAATACTTTTCGCAGGCCAAATGTAAGGCTTCACCTCGGCGTGAGGCACGACCTGATACTTTGTTGGCTTCTTCTTCACCAACTCGCTCTCGCCATGCATCAATAGCGCCTTTGTTCATAGAACCAAGTACTGTTGTTACTGACGGGTACGCTTTACCTGAAGGCGTATAATATAAACGACCAGATTCCGTTGTCTTTGCTTCCAACTCAAAATCTAATTCAGGTAATTTCTCATGTGTAAAAATCATCTATTTCTAGTTCTTTTGGTAATACGGTCAACGTGCTTTTTAACTACTTGTGCGGTTCTAACTTCTTTGATAGATTTTTTATAATATCTTTCACCAACAGTACTGCTCGGGTGTGCCTCTGCAACCTTTGATAAAACTTCTTTCCATCCATCACCAGCCTTTTGGTCTGGAGATCCACCTGAAGATGAAACGATAGCAGGTGCTGTCATCACAGTCTCAATATGAGGATTATCCTTCAGGTAGATTTCTTTTTCTGAAATTTTCATAAAAGATTCAAAAACTTCACTTGTCTTGGTATCAATAAATCTATAAGTTGGCATTAAACCACTCCGGAATATTACGACTATTCACTTTGCCTTTCCATGAGGCTAGGTGTTGCTTATTACTTATGTAATAATTCCTGTATGATGCCAAAGAATCTCCGGCAATCTTTACATCATCAGGCATTGCAGGTGTAGGTTCTGTAAAGCCAGTAAGTGCAATATTGTCAGGTACCATGTCATGTAACATCTGTACTAATCCATCACGCTCACACTTATGGACTTTACCATAACGATAGGTATATTCTTTACACAATTCGACCAAAAGGTTTGATAACCAAAAATAATTACCAACAGATTGTCTTACCCAAACAGCAGACGGATGATGTATGTGAGTAGCACTATACAGTATACTATCACGATTGTTAGACAAGCGATAAATGATTTTTTTTCGTCCTGACTTAGAAGTACCACGCTCAATAGTACCATCAAGCACACGATGAGCAGTAGAGAGTAATTGTGCATATTCAAGAATCATTTTAATACAATGTTTGTCATTGTGCATTTCTGCACAAATCTTAGGATCGTGGTGTAAGTAAAAAATGTTCACTTCGTTTGAACCCACTTACGGACAACATCAGTCAGGTCTTGATGGTCGTAGGCGAGAACAACACTTGGTTGAAAAACACCAGTCATTTTTTTCCATAGAATTTGGTAAGTTAACATATACATTTAAATCCTATTATTAAATTAGACTGCGGGGGCTTCAATTTTAGTAACTGTCATTGTCGCAGGTTCTTCGACCTTAGGCAATTCGGTTGCTTCCAACTCTTGCAAACTAGCAACAGGTTTTACCGATGGTGTATATGCATTCAGGATGCCAACACGCTTCATGTATTCTTTCACTTCAGCCACGTTGACGAGCTGATAGCCAGCAACTTTACGGCCATCTTTTACAACCTTGATGACGCCACTAGCATTGGTCTTGATATGCCACATATAAGTGGAAATTCGATACATAAAGATTTCGTGTCCGAGCAACGTATCAATTTCTTCTTTGGTCACAGGCTTACCAGAAATCATCACGGTCAACAATTTCTGAAAGGGTTTCATTTTAACTTTTTTTACAACAGGGGCTTTTGCCATAATATACTACTCCAATTATTAATTTAAGGAACAACCATGCTAACACAAATGTGCCTGAAAGTCAAGCATTTTCTCGGCAATCATAGGTAATATACCGAAAAACGATTGGCGAATTCTTTCAGGCAATCCTGCATACGCCGGTGCCGTGGACGAATATCTGAAAAACAGGTTCGTGGGCCACGGTAGCGAATACGGAATTTCTTCCCTTTTTTACGCAACAAAGCTTTCACTTCGTCAAGGTATTCAATAGGAACATTTTTGTAACAAGCCATCTCACGAAAAGGTGGCGTAAAATTTAAGAAAGGAGATAGATTCATTATGCAGCCATTTTCATCATAATTGTTGGAAACTTAGGAATCGGCATAATACGGCTAAACGCCGATGGGCCGTTCGGAACATATTTCACAAAGCCGGTTG